GCCGGCAAGGTCAAGGATCAGATCGACGCGATGGCGGGTGCCTACTACGCGCTGATCCTGGCACCGGCCGATGGCACGAACCACGGCGGTGAGCTGATCGACGGGTCGACGCCGGCACGCGCGGCGGAGGGTGGAGATCGTGTGCGCGTGGACTGGTGCGCGTGATAGGGTGGAGGAGATGAACCGAGTGCTGGTGACCTACCCGAATGGAACGAGTGAAGAGTGCAGCGTCGGAGCCAACCTGACCGGTCGATCGGTGTCCAAGGTCGACGTCGAAGTCACCGCGCTTGCCGATACGGATCCCGTGTTCCAGAGATGGATCGTCCGTGACGTCATTACGAGGCTCGACCGCGGCGGACGCGTGACCATCGAGATCTCGGCATGAAGACGATCTCCGACGAAGACGTCGCTGCGCTGGTTGCGGCTCGATCGGTCATCGCCGATGCGGTCGGACATCCGGCCCGCGATGCGGCGATCGCGGCGATCGACAGGATCTCGAAGGTGTCAGATACGGCACCCGGCTCGAGGACGATCACTGTGACGTCCGGTCCGGGCGTTGTCGTGTGGCACGGCCCGCACGTCAAGCTGACGCCTCCGGAGCACTTCAACGTGTACGCCGTGTGCGAGCTTTACGGCTTCGACTCGCTCGAGGTGACCGAGGAACGTGCGGAGCGTGCATACCGTCTACGTGCCGGACGACTCGGCCGAGTGAAGTCTGTCCTGGTTAGCCGACTCGACCTCGAGCTGTCGCCGATGCCGGCCACTCCGTGGTATAACGCCATACACCGACTGGCCCTGGAACTCGGTGTCGAAGACATCGGAGAGAAGGCCCAGCATCTCATCGCGATCCTCACTGGCAGCACGGGCCAAGCAGGCGGTGTCGGAGTGAACATCCGTCCGCGTGTCGCAATAGCCGCGGTTCGGTTCTTTCGAGACGTCAAGCCGTGGCCGGAAGGCATCAGGCAGGGTTACATCAAGGACAGCCCGTTCGGACGCGATGACGGCTTCCCTGACGGTCATCGGCTGGACACCGGTCGCGGCGAGGTTCGGATCAGCGACGGCGATTGGGTGGTCGAGTTCGATGGCGTCATGCGAGTTGCGATGCAGGACGATGACTTCAAGGCGGCGTTCGAGGCAGCCGAGTGAAGTTGCCGCGCCACCTCAACCTGAGGATCGAACACCAGCCGCACGCCGTGTGCTACGAGACCGTCACCCAGTGGCTAGAGAAGATTGACGCGTTGGACGCCTGTACCATCGAGCCCGAAGATCGCACGCAGATGATTGCCACCGGCGAGGTCTGGGAGATCAGCTGGCACCCGGATTCCCCCGTGGGCAGTTGCTCGGTAGCGGCCGCAACACTCGAGCGCGCGCTGATGCTGGCATGCGAGGAGCCATGAGCAAGACGTCACCCGTCCGCTGGTGGCGCGATGACGCGGACCGGTATAGGTCACGTGGTGCGTACGTGGCACCGCGCGACGCGCCTGAGGTGGCCGAGTGCCTCGCGCGCCTACGACAGCGGATGATCGAGCTTGCGATGATGCCGTCGCTCCGCCCCTGACGCCATCTCGCCCCGCCACCCTTACCGCGGTCACCCTCCTCAGGGTGGGACTCTTCAACACCGTCGGTCGCGCCATCGGCGGTCTGTTCGGCTACGGCACACAGGCGGCCGCTGCCCCCGCGCCACCGCAGCGTCCCAATGGTGGCGACGGCGTCATGGCGTGGGGCGGCTACCTGTCCTCGCCCGAGGCCAACCCGCGGCTCGTCGGCCCGCAGAAGTGGATCACCTACGCCAACGCGGTGAACGCGGCGATCGTCGCGACCGGTGTGCGCTACCGCTGTGACCTGCTCGCGGGCACGAAGTGGTCGGCACAGCCCAACGACGCAGGCGGGCCCGAAGCGGTGCTCGGCGCCGAGATCGTCACGCGCGGTCTGCTCAAGGCACGCATGGGGACCCCATGGGGATCCGTGGTGCGCAAGGCGTCGCTGTACAAGCTGTTCGGCTTCAGCTTGCACGAGTGGACCGCGGACCGCGTCGGGCTCAACGACGAGTGGGCGTTCACGGGGCTACACCACCGGCCGCAGTACACGATCGACCGGTGGGAGAAGCCGTCCGAGCAGGAGCCGTGGTCGGCGATCGGTCAGCGCACGATCGCCGGCCACGCGTACGTCGTTCCGCGCAACCGGCTGTTCTACTGCGTCGACTCGCTGCTGACCGAGCAGCCCGACGGCGTCGGCCTGTTGCGCCACATCGTCGATCTCGTTGACCAGGTCAAGACGCTCGAGGGGATCGAGGGGTTCGCGTTCGAGACCGACCTGCGTGGCGTGCCGATCGGCCGGGCGCCGCTGCGCGAGCTGCTGCGTGACGCCGAGGCCGAGGTCGGGAAGGACGCGGCGAAGATCGCAGCGCATGTCTCCGACCGGACGGTTAACCTTCGAAATTTCTTGCTGAACATCGTCAAGTCGCCCGAGAAGCTGCAGTCGTTGTTCCTCGACTCATCGACGTACCAGGGCACGGATCCGAACACGATCTCATCGATCAGGCGATGGGAGATCGAACTGCTCAAGGGCGAGGCGGCCGGACTCACCGAGATCGACAACGCGATCCGCCGGCGACAGCTTGAGATGGCGCGCGTGCTCGGCATCGAGTTCGCGATGATGGGTGCGGATGGTGCCGGATCGTTCGCGCTCTCGGCCGACAAGACGACGCTGTTCGCCACGTCGTTGCAGACGACCCTGACGGAGATGGCCGCGTTCGCGACGAACGACCTCGCGGCCCCGCTCGTCGGACTCGCCGGGCTCGACGTCCGCCGCGCTACCCCGACGCTCGTGGCCCAGCCGATCTCGACCGAGGCCGTGGCCGAGACGTGCCGCGCGCTACAGCTGCTCTCGATGGCGGCGCTGGCGCCCGACGATCCGGCGCGGGACATCATCCGCGAGCGGCTCCACCTGCCACCGGAGCCCGAACTCGCACCGGAGATGCTCGGCGCACTGCGCCGCGGACCGCAGGTGCAGGTGCCGGGCTTCGTGGATGAAGGCGGATCGCCGGATCCAGCGAGCAGCGAGGAGGATGCGGTCATCGACGAGGCGGGGGTCGTAAAGACCGATCGCACCATCGCTGCACTCCTCGATAAGCTCGCTCCGAGTGGCAAGTGCGCGGGGTGTAGTGAGACCGGACACAGGCTCGAGATCGACCACGTCGACGGGCGCAACTGGGATCCGGCCGCGCTGTCCCGGAAGCAGCGAGCCATCAAGTACTGGGAAGAGTACGACGACGGCGTGAAGCTTCAAGCGCTGTGTCGGTCGTGCAACGCGAGCGACGGCGCGAAGAACAAGCAGGAGCACTGATCTCGACCCCGTAGCAGGCTGCGCGCGACGCTGAGGTGTGGCCATCTTCACCGTCACGATCGGTGCCAACACCTACGAGGTCTACGGCGGGCTCACCGCAGCCGCGGTGTACATCGGCGGTAAGTTCGGACCGGCGCCCGCGGCGTGGGGCGCGCTGTCTACCGACGATCGCGGTCGCACGCTCGTCGAGGCCACGCGGTATCTGGACGTGCAGCCGTGGGACGGCACGAGAACGGGGCTCGTCGGCGTCGACGTGACCACGCTCGAGTGGCCGCGGTCCGGGGTCACGACCGGCAGCGGGACGCCAGTGTCGGAGCTGTCAGTGCCGATCGAGATCGTGCAGGCGACGTTCGAGCTCGCGCTGCTCGTCGCCGGTGATCCGTCTGTGGTCAGCAAGGCCGATCAGGGCTCGAACATCCAGTCGGTCTCGTCTGGTGGCGGTGTCGGGGTGACGTTCTTCAACGCGACGTCCGCTCGATCGGGGACGGCCAGCGTTATGCCGATCGTGATTCAGCGGCTCGTAGGTCAGTTCCTGGCGATCTCGTCGTCGGGCGCCGTCGAGGGCGGTGACTCGCACGGCGGGAACTGCGTCTCGTCGTTCCGGTCTGCCGCTGGGTTCGCGCTGGTGAGGCCCGAATGAACGACGTAGACGTTGGACTCGCGCGCGAAGGATTCCACCGGATCGGGCGCATCGATGCGGTAGGACGGCGCTCGCTGTGGCTGCGCGAAGAGGCCGACGCGCTCGAGCTACGCGCTGGTCGCGAGGGCCAGGATGTGCGCGTCCGCATCACGGAAGACAACCCGCTGTACCACGTGCTTCGTGACGCGCTCGGGTGCGCTCGGTTCGCGGCGGAGTGGGAGCACCCGCGGGGTCGCGGACTCGATGACAGCTACGCGTTCGATGTGTGCCCGGTGTCGATTTAC